GCGTTACCTGTTACGTCTATCCCTGATGAGGTGGTGTTTAGTTTAACTGTGCCATTATAAAAAATATTAACTGCACCACCATTAATTCCTTGTAAGTAGCTATCTCCTGTTGTATTTCTTAGGTATAAAGATTCAGCATCCAATAATAGGCTACCAGTACCAACTTCTCTTATTCGGCTATTACTACCATCGTGGTAGATTTCTAAATCTTGACTAGCACCTAGTCTGATTCTTTCGTTGTCGCCAAGATCCAACTGATCGACAGAAACATTACCCATAGATACAGTTGTTCCGCCTGCACCAAAAATCGCATCTAAAGTATCTAAGTTGGTATTGAGCTTATCACCCCAAGTATCTTCAGAACCCCCTGGTTCTGGCTTGGTTAAACTAAGATTGGTTGTTGTTGTATCTGCCATTTATGCTACCTCTTGTTTATCTTTTTCATCCCAACTTGTGCTTGGATTGTTCTGTGTTGTCCATGTTTTATCTGTTGTTGTTATCTGACTCCAAGTTGTGCTTGGGTCTGTTTGTGCTGACCAAGTAGTGCTAACTGTCTGGTCTGACCAAACATCTGGTGGTACAGTTTCATCTTCCCATTTTAAACCACCGAGAGATGAAAAACTACTTGTTTGGTTTGATAGCCCAGCACCTGCGAAAGTTGCTCGTCCTGTGCTGTCAAAATCACTAACACCAGCTATGGTGCTGAAGCCAGCTGCGGTAATAAAACCATCAGAAGCAAAATCACTAACGCCACTAATAACCGAGGCGCCACCAGCTTTGATAAAGCCTTGTGAATCAAAATCGGAAACTGCTGCAATGGTGACTAAGGCTAAGTCAACTTGTGTGCCAACTGCGGTAAAGTCAGAAACAACAACGACAGTAGAATTACCAATGAATAATTCACGGCCTGTAGCCGTAGTATCTGATGTTGCGGGGATGGTGGATGTTAGCTGACCAGCAAGCTCGTCCCACTTGGATCTGCCATAAAATCCTCTACCGTAGCCTAAAGTGGCCATGATGTTATGCCAGAGTTATATCCAAATCGCCTGTGTTAAATCTAAATATATCTCCTGAAGATACGACTTTTGATGCAGTTAAATTAGCGTAAGCCAATAAGTTGCCAGATGTGAGCGCATCAAAAACACCAACGGCAACAACGGTACCATAATCTGCTGTGGCGGTTGGATATTCTATAGCAGCAGTATTGGATGCTGTTGTTGGGTCTGTGCCTGAAACAGAAAATGTAGCAGTTTGTCGTGCGTAAGCGCCACCTGAAACTTCTGTGCCACCACCTGTATCAGTTGGTGCTACAGTATATAATGCGACATATAATGTTGATGGTGCTGTGTAGGCATTACCACCAAACACATGGTCTAAAACTTTGTCCTCTAAATAATCTGAAAATCCTGCCATAATACTTCCTAGTTGTTACTCCAATAATAAACGTTTTTCTTAGCTTTGCCATAAGACCTTCTTCTTTGCATAAGAGAGCCTTTACCAAATTCTGCTTTTTCTTGTTCCATTTTAAGTTCTTCTAAGGCTTTTTCAAAGAGCTGTGAGAACATTGCGACCCTTTCATCTTCCATTAAATAGATAGAAGCGTGTTTTAAAGCACCATACAAATAAACATCGGGATGATTGTTGGATAGGAAGTTGCTAGTGTTGCTATCACTTAGTGCATCTATCTTGCTGTAATAAGTTAATTGTAATGTGTAGCTAGTGTCTGGTGTTGGTGCTAATTCCATAGTGTCGTCGACAAAAGCAAAATACACAGGTTGTCCTGTTTTGTTGTTAATTGATTTTCTGTAAATGTCTAAACTTTCAATAGACTGTTGTAGGATTGGTGAAAAGTCATTGGATGTTATTTCAACATTAATACCTTCTAACCAATCGGTAGGTAGTGATAAGTATTGTGCATCAGCCGTTGCTGTTGCTCTTTTAATCATTTCTTTACGTCTTACTCTTCTATTGACTTCGCCTTCAACATTATCAATAAACATATCCATTTGACCAGTTAGGTCAGATCTATTTAAGTAATTTGCTATGTTGGTTTTTAATTCTGAATATGTCATACCTTACCTTTCCATGTTCTGAACAATTTATTATCTGGATTGTTCAACCATTTTTTCCATGCCTTCTGGTCCTTAGCCCAGCCTTCACGCATGGCTTGTTGATATATTACCATAGGAACTTCCGCAACGTGACGTAAATCTTTCCCTGGTTTATTGTAACTTAATTGTTTGACGTGTTCTAAGACTGGTTGCACGTCTTGGGTAGTGTGATAAACGACTTTATCATCCTCGGTAGCAAACTCATGCTTGTAACCAAGTGTGTGATCTATGATAGTTCGTCTAGCCATAAAAAGAGGGCGGGACTAAGCCCGCCCATAAATATCATTAAGATACGTTTAAGTCAGCCACGATACCGTGTGCTTTCTCATTAGATACTTCTAAACCGTACTCAACTACAATCATCTTGGTTTCTGCATCACCAATAGTTGCAATATCAACTGTTTGGAAGTTTCTTAGATATGCTACTTTTGCATATTCTGGATCAACCAATAGTAGAGATCTTTCTCTTGATCTGTTTGATGGTACGATTTGTAACTCACCAAAGTCAGATGAATAGATTGATACAGATGCTTCAACAGTATTAGCATCGATCATTTGTCTTGCTTGTGTTCTACCTGTAAAGCCAGAAATAACTTGCTTGTTATGTGGTCCACAAATTGCTAATGATGGTTCGCCACCATTTTCAAATGAAAGTTGTAATACGTCTTTTAAAAGAGCTTCTGTTAAGTCTCTTTGTGTGCCGTCTACTGGAGCTGCACCGTTACCAGCTGCTGAACCACCAGAACCTCTTGAATCATTGGTTTCAACCCAAGATTCAAAACCACCAGTTACACGAGCTGTTGAAGCATCACCAGTTGTTTTTGCACCATTTTGACATAGAGCTTCTTCCATATCTCTCTTAAGAGCTTTAGCCATAAGAGCTAACTGGTGAGCCATTTCTGATCTCTTACCAGCTGCGTCTGAAACTTCTTGTGAACCAGAAACTGTTGCATCTCTTTTTGAAATCATACATACGTTTGATTCTCTAACAGTTGCTTGAGCTGTTGATCTGGAAAGTTCAAAACCTTCTAATTCACCACTTGATGATGGTGTTGGAAGAACTTCTGTTTGCCAATCAAAGACAACATTTTTTACATTTCTAGTGCCGATAGAACTCATAAATGGAGTTTGCATTGGGGATATGTTGTAAATAATATTACTCAAATCCTCTCTATCAGCAGTAGCGCTATAGGTATCGAAAGCATTTAAAACTTTTGCCATTATATTTTCTCCTTACTTTAATAGCTGTTCAAATAATTTTGCAGCATCCTGTTGTTTACCAGTCTGCTTTAACCTTTGACGCAACTTTTTCTCTGGAGCTGCTGACCTTTTTCTGGTTGTTGAACCAGGTTTACCTACTCTGGCAGCTGCTTTTTGTGTTGGTTTCTTTTTAGTTGCCTGTCCAGCTTCGTGTTGAAGCCATGCAGACCTTAAACCAATCAAAGCTCTGTAGTCATAGACTTGATCCATTTCCTGTGGTGAATAACCAAGGACATCGATAGCGTATTGTCTAATAGCAGCTTTTTCTTGAGCTGCTGTTTCAGGTTTAGACCACTCAGGGATTATTTCTAAAAGTTTTTTGTTACCCTCTTCAACCATAGATTGAATTTGTTTTTGTTGTTCAGCTATGGCTTCTTGTTGAAGTCTTTGCTGTTCAACTTGAACTGCGGATAACTTTTCTTTCTTTTGATCCCAGAGTTGTTTTTCCCTAACATACCCTACTGGATCATCCTCATATAACCTCTGCCAATCAGGTTCATTACCTAATTCAGCATTAAGCTGTGCTTCCATCTTAGGTAGCAGTTGAGAATAAATCGCATCTCTTTGAGCTAACTCAGCTTGCTGTTGCTCAATAGTCTTACGCTGTTGAGACAGTTCTTGAGTTTTCCTCGTATAATCTTGCTGACGAGAATAACCATTTTGGAGTTCTTCGAGCGTGACCTCTGTTTCTACACCATCAACTTTGACTGTATAAAGTTGGGGTTGCTCTACTTCTTCCTCAATATCTTCTTGTTCAACTTCTTCTTCATCCTCATCGTCTAAATCATCGACAAGTTCTTCAACTTCTTCGACTTCTTCTTCAGATTCGGCTTCTTCAACTTCAACTTCTTGGGGTTCAACATTCTCCTCTTCAGGTGCTAAAAATCCTTCAAATGATGAAGCTGCTTTGTCCATTTCGGACTGTAGTGCAATCGGTTTTTCCGTTGTTGCCATAAAAA